ACCGCTACCGTGGATGTTAAATAGGTGCCATTCGAAAGCTCTAACTCTTTCCCTGCGGCAATCCCTAAAACTAGCTCAGGACCGTCATCTGTAACCCCATCGCCTACCGTGCTGGGCCAGTCTGTTTTTAGATTAAAAGGCCTATTTTCATTAACATTGTGTTGAGTTGTGGCAAGACCGCCCGTTTTAAGAACGCCAACTAAAGCATCGCCCAAGGACGTGCTAGCGGTATTCGCTAGGTTGGCTCTTAATGCCGTATCGGCCACAATAATATTATCGACGGGATACCCAGGGATTTGATTATTACTGGCATCGAGCACGTTAATGGTATAGCTAATGCCATCAATTAAATAAATGGGCGCCTCGCCGTTTGCATCCAAAACAACGGGGTTGGTATTGGCAGAACCCGAAGGCGAAACTAGTGTTTGCTGGGGTGTCGTAGTACCGGACAAATAGGTCCAGACCTTCCCTCCAGCAATAGGGAGATTAGTACCGGGCATAAAGAATTTAGCGCGCGGCCAGGGCAGCGGAGATGCACTCATTCTGATATCCTTGTCGCTTCACAGCGAGTTATTGGGCCTGTAGGCGCTCCAATGGTGTTAGCAAGGGGGCTGCGCCGGGAGAAATAATTTGCAATCTACGCGGCACTTGAACTTGGCTGGACTCTGGTATTGCGTTCAGCACATCTTCGACGGCGCGCTGATTATTTTTTGAGTCAACACCCGATTTAATGACATTAGCAATTCCACCGAGCGTATTGCCTACAACACTCGGTAATTTAGCGCCCGCTTTCAACGCGCCTAACAAAGTACGAGTTAACATTTCTATTTTTGGCGCCGATCCCTGCGGAACTGTTCCTTTCGGTGGGCTAGAGATTTCCCGTAAGCTTTTTGCCAATAGCTGAAGATCGCCAGCTTTTTTCTCGCCATAAATCAATTCAAGCTTTTGCGGATTAATTCCTTCTAGTGCTCTTACAAGTTTTGGCGCGCTAGCGACAATATCGCCAGATTCATTAGTCGCCATATTGGAAAAAACTTTATCTTCGATGTACTTGCCAAGTTGAGCGCGCGTTAAATCCTGTGCGCTCTTAGATAGAAGTGGCCATGCTTTATTAAACTGCTCTGTCGATGATTTCAGGACAGCAGAGTCAAAAACATCCGAGTCCTCTATCATATTGGTACCAATATAGCCTTTTTTATCACTAATTAACTTATCAATAAGCGGGTTATTCTCAAACGCGCCGCCTTTTTCCATGCGAATCGTTCGGTAAGCTTTATATAAATCACCTCCCGCATTGGCCTCCATTTCATCAAGAATTCCGCGCAATTCGTTGAGCCGATTAGTGGCAACAGTGTCGCCGGTATTTTTCGCCGTCTGCCATGCCTCATTCGTCGCCGCTCTAGCAGAGGCCAGTTTGCGCAGTGTGAATTGCGGGCTAGCAGGATTCATTTCTGGGCTGGTAGCCTCGCTGCGCATTAATCCTAGATCTTTTAAATCAGCAGTTAACCCAGAGCTAGCGGGGCGATTGTTTAGCTTTCCTGCATTCTCCGATAAAAACGTGTTTAGCTTAGTTATGTCCGCATTATTTCCACCCTCTGCCGCTTGTGCAGCGGTGTAGGCTTCATTGCTGGCGGCCTGTGCCGCGCGCTCGCCTTTTGCTATAGGCTCCCTAAACTGAGCGCCAAAGGTCGGCGGATCAACCGCCTGAACCCCTTCTGGTGTCAATTCTTTGAGGCGGTCTCTAATGGCTGAATTGTTCGCGTCATAAACAGCGCGTAAAGGGCCACCCTCTGGGGTCGTTAATAAATTCTGCTCATTAAGCGCATCTTCGAAATTACGAGTAACTAGCGCCCGGGTTGTTTGTAGCCCTTGTGATTTATAGACTGCGTCTCGGATAATTGCCTCTGGCGGCAAATCAGAACCTAGGGCAATAGATTGCTGTAATCGTAACTTTATTTGATCCTGCATAGATTGATCGACCTTAGACCAATCTAATCCGAGCTTTTGTGCGCCAGCCGCCGCCGCATCTTCTACTACTTGCGCGGAGGGTGCAGCTATTTGACCGGGCAGCGCATCTTTGCCCAGTGTAGGCTCTACTCGATTTCGATATTGTGCAGGCTGAGTAATGGTGGCGGCCGCTGATTGTATGGCAGCAGGAGCAAGACCTCCCGCCATGGACGCGAGGAGCTGACCGCCAGGGCCTGCGCCTTCTTGTCTTGCCAGCTCGCCAGAGCCGCCAGCGGTGGCACCAGAAATAGACTGCAAGCCAGGATTGGCCGCAAGAGATTCGTAGACTCGGTTAGTAGTGCCTGTTGTAGCGCTGGCCAGCTCACCAGCAGCAGCAGCCCCACTAGCAGCAGCGACTGCGCCTCTAGTGGCAGCCGATACCAGCTGCTCTCTAGCAGTCTGTGGCCTATCCAGTCCAGCGGAATCCATTCCAGCCTGAAAATTCTCACTCGCGGATGGCCAGGGCTCGACACCTGCAATGCGACGACCGACATTAACAACTCCTGTGGCAAGATCTGCGGCAGATAACGGCAGGGCAGCAGCAGCTGAAAGAATATCGCGCCCGGTCACTGATACAGCATGTTTGGCGCTATCGAGCAAAGACGGCTCCCCCTGATCTTCAGCGACAGGCTTAGCCGTGGATAAATCAAACCCACCCGATACCGGTTTAGCCGTCGATAGGTCGAAAGGCATTAGGGCACCGCCTCGAATTGTTTATTGTCGGGGCTGACATAGGCCTTATTACCCTGCGCGTCCGTGTGCAAGGTCCAGCCTTTGGCATTTTGTAGCGGAGGCGCTCCATTCGTTGTAGCTTTCGCAGGCTGACCATTGGTATTGCCGCCCAAATGGGACGCATCTGCTGCGGCTTGGTGCGCCGCAGCGCCCTCCTCTTTTAGCCCTTTAACAAGGGCCTCTAAGCCTTCAGGGCTTGTTGCGGCGGAGAAAAGTTGTGCGACATGCGCGCGCGAGGCCGCATCGGTTCCGCCCCTTGCCCCCAGGACGTTATAGGCGTTATTAAGCGCATTCAATTTTAATTTTAGGGTTAATAGTTGAGGGTCTGAAATAGACGATTCAGCCATCTGCATGAGTTGATTGGCCGGCACAAATTTAGTTCTTGGAACATTGGCGGAAGCCGCCAATACTTGATCGCCAAAAGTGCTCAATTCATTAACCGCAGTCGATACCTTACCCTCTTGTGCAGCAGCTACGGTCGTGGCTTTTTTGTCTGATCCAAAGTTAATTTGTCCATTGGCTATTTGTGTCGCGATTTCGTCGGAACTCAGATCGGGGTATTTTCTCAATAATCCATCGAGCGTAGAAATCTGCTGCTGCCGTGAGCGCATGCCGGAGGGTAGAGATACGCCCTTCGAGGCCAGGGAGCCCAATAAGTCACTCATCTCCGGCGTAAATCCACCCGCCTTACTATCGGCTGCCGTTGTGGCCCTCGTATTGGCATTTTGCTGTGCAATATTTGTGTTTTGCGTGGCGTTTTGGTTATTAAACTGATTGTTCCGCTTTGTCTCGGCCAGGGTTAGTGCCTGATGCTCGCTAGCCAAACGGTCCTTAATACTTAATGCACGCATTTGATTCATTTTCACCGCATTAGGATCGTAATTAGGCGGCATCTGGGAAACATCGATATTATTTTGCTGCAAATAGGCCTTAGCCTGATCGTAGGAGGCCTGATCGGTAACGCCGGAGGCGACTTGGCCGATAAAATCGAGTTGTTTTAAGGCGCCTTCTATCTGATTTTTGCGCTGATCGGCTTGCTGCTTGTTCAGCTCGCCAAAATTCTTAACGATCGCGGCGCCTTGCGTCGGTGAAACGGCCATTAATTTGGGCGCTAACGATTTCAGATCGTAATTACCGCTGCTATCGGGCTGAATACCGGCCAAAGCCCCCTTTAACGCAGTATTTTCTGCATCGGCGCTTTGAGCCTGATTCAACTGTAAGCTTTGCAGCTTTTGCTGGCCTTGCAGGCCTTGCAATTGCAATAAGCGACCGTATTGGGCTAGCTGATCAGGTATTTCAACCGGCTTGACCTGTAGTGCTATCGAGGAATCTACGGGCATGATTAAGCCGCCTTCGGTGCGATTTTGTTTAAATATTGTTGATTTTGATAAGCACTAATACCCTGACCGATTGAATTATTAATAGCATTGGCTCCCCCAACATAGCCCGATGCCGTTGCATTTCCGGCCCCAATAATATTGTTTCCTATATTATTTGCCGTATTCTGCCCCGCGCTGGCCGTTGTATTATTCGCCGCCGAACCAAACCCCGCTAAGGTGGCTAAGCGCGCAAAACGGGAGGATTGATCTTGATTAAACCGATTGTACGCATTGCCGTATTCCTGGCTGGCTGCTCCCTGTGAATAATCAGTGAGGTCCTTGAGCATGCCACCGGATAAAACACCACCACGGGCCGCAGCGGAGCGCTCAAGGGCCTGCTTGCCTTGATCCACGCGGAATTGATAGCCTGGATCGGCCTGATAATCTGCAAGAGTGAATTTCTTGTTAAATTCGCCTAATCCAACACCGCCTTGTGACCCGCTTGAAGGCGATAAGCTGGCTAATTGCGATTGAGCAGAAGGCGTATAAGCGAAAGCACGCCCTTCAGATTGGCCGTGATCGATATAATGTTGATAGGGGTTTTGGCTGTAATATTTATTCGCCGCTACATCGGGATTAGCAGCTAGATAGGCTTGCGGGTTAAAGTTCGATTCGTTTTGATCGATACCACCACCAGGTACGCCAATACCATAACCCAGTTGAGCAATGGCAGAATTTCCCAAAGACCGCGCGGATGCGTTATCTTCGCGCGTCTGGTTATACATCTGCACTTGTGCGTCAGTCGCATCGCCAGCGGCACCGGCCTGTGTTTTGGCCGCCATATTGGTAGCAACGCCACCAATGACTGCACCGCCAACCACTCCAGCAGCAATACCCCAAGGCATTTTTAACTCCTAGCGGCGCTCACGCGCGGCATCTTCTAATTGATGTTCTTCAACTATCTCTACCGATCCGGTGCGATCATTTCGATGAATGCAGTATATAACACTGGGCTCAAGACTCATAAAGGTATGCTTCACGCCCGCTTCGATAAAAATCGGTAAGGGTGCCTGCGCATCCTGCCAATAAACACCGTCTTTCCAAACCCTTACAGAACCACTAGCCAGCATAGAAGTATGGTCATACTTATGCGAATGTTGAGGAACTAAAATACCCGCTTTATCCATGGCCATTTGTTTGATGAAAATACCGTCTGAGACGCACCATTCGACCTCGGGCAATTCAATAGGATCTCCGGCTGGAATCTCCACTATTCGGTCCTCAAGCAAATAATTAGGGTAATCCGATCTTCATTGCCCTCGTTAATCACTTCGTGCTCGACCGTGTTGCAAAAATACCAACAATCACCGGTTTTCATGGTAACCATTTCATCCTCGCACCGATTAACGCATTGGGCGTTAGTTTGGAGCGGTATATACAGCTTGAGAGGATAATATTCAGGGTGCCATCCCTTATCGATATGGGGCAATACAGAGCCTTTTGGCGGTATCTTCGTAATCAGTATGCCTCCTAACTGAGTAGCTTCTAGCCGTGCCATCAATCCGAATATAATAGGCCGCAACTGAGGTAATTCAAAATAGGCCGGATGCCATACTGACATGTGCTCCTCAGTATAATCAGGCTCATTCACTAAATCAGGATCGTTGTAGCGTATCCAGATGTCTTGCGTTTGCTTATGGGCATTGTTCGGTCGATCTTTGCGTAATGTCTGCGCATCCCAAAGCTCTGGCTTAAGCTTAATTGCCATCAACAGCGGCAACACATCAATGCCGCCCATGATCTGCTGAAAATGATTCATCGCTCAAAAACCACCAAGGACTGACCCTCACCGATTTCAAACTCGGCGGTTTGATAGGGCAATAATTGAGCCTCGGACACACAGTCTATTTCTTGTCTGTCATCATCCACGCGCATCAATCGCGTGATAACGGGATTTTCTGAATCGGTATTAGTGATAGTGATTTTCATTGTAACCCTCTTAAACTGAGTAACTCACTGAACCAAGAAACCGGCGAGTACTGACATTAGCATTCGTCACCGCTACCCCGCCAATCGTCCAGAATGATAAGGTGGTATTGCCTACAATAACTGCAGTAACTGCTGTTGCGTAGGTCTGAAAACCCAATGATGCGCCCGCACCAACACCCGCCTCCGTAAAGGGTAGATTAGTAATCTGGGCTTGCGTTACATCTACAGTTGCCGGCCATGTGATATCAAAGCCAACAAAGACCAAGCGGCCAATTTTGGTATAGCTTCCTGTCGCCGCCGAGAGCGTAACACCGTTGGCGGTAGGGGTAAAAGTACCCTCTTCATAATCATCAAGCGTATTCGCATCGGCGGATGGATTCTGTGTCGCCGGAAATTTAATCTGACCGTTCGTCGTAAGCAGGCCGGTCAGCATTAATGCGGTAAAAGTGGGCGAGCTACCCACTGCGATATTCTGAGGCAGAGAGAGCGTAATGGAACCCGCGCCATTCGTAACGGTAATCTGATTGGCGGTGCCCGTTAATGTGCCGGCAGCCGGATCGGTGCTGGTTGATCCTATCAGCAACTGTCCATTAGTAGGAGCCGCTGTGCTGGTGAGTATTTTCCCAGCCCCAGAGTATAAAAAGGATTTGGCCGTTAGGCTGGACAGCGTTAATGATAAAAACGTTGGGGATGCCGCAGTATGAATATCCTGCGGTGCTGACAAGGTAATCGTGCCGGGGCCATTGGTGACTGATATTCTATTTGCCGTACCGGTTAGCGCTTGAAGCAGTGGTGATGCTCCGGTTCTACCGATGAGTAGTTGGCCATCTGACATCGCACCCGTCGCGGTTAATGCGCCTGAGCTGTCGAGATAGACCGCACCGAACGGAGTCCCGCCAACAGGTGTATAGGCAAACGATGAGGGTAATATGCCCTGCACCGCTGTATTGAATAGATTAGCAATCTGATAGAGCGCTTGCCTAGCGGGTGGAGTGAGATCGCCGCGCCCATCGGTAAAGTTGATAGGGATTTGAACAGCGCTCATTCGCCCACCGTCGCACGCAAGAGAGCCCCCGTAATAACGACCTTAACCGGCTCGCTCGTGCTCCATTCAAAGACGGTATCTTTACCTCGGCCTAGCCGATTGTAATCACAGCGTGCGGTATAGTCGCCAATCTTGCCCATCGTCGCGTATTTTTCAGCGCTGAACGTATGGCCGCCATCTCTAGAGATCCTAAGTTGTGCTTTAGGATCGGTGCCCTGTTGAATACCGTCCAGCCCAACACCTGTTTCTAATAGAATTTGCAAGTTGCTATAAAAGATATTCATGCCATTGCTGGATAAATGTTTGCAGGCTCTCAAGCGCTTAATAGCTGTTGTGTTGTCGGTGTAATAATCGAGGTCTAACTCATAAATGTTTCCGTTCTCCCAATCACCGACTAAATGCTTGCCGAACGCAAAGGCCTGATTATTGGCTCGATCACGCTCCAAAACCCCATTATTAAAAAACCCTCTTTCATGCCACAAACTTGTGGCCGCGTCATAAACCCATGTCGCATTACCGGAAGGAAACACAAATACACAGAAGGCATGTCCCTCCTGTTGATAGGTATACGCTATCGCGTCGTCTATTCTTGAATAATTTTGCAATGCAAATTCGATCGCGTGGGTACTGATTCTAACGGGCGAAAAGTTCTGTGCCTTATAAATTACACCCTGACCCTTGTCATCGTTACCGATCCAATAAATCGTATTATCTAACTTGGCAATGGCATATTTTGCTGCGCAACCTGACTCGATAAAGGCGCCCTGTATCCGCTCAAAAGGAAAGGTAGCATTGCCAGAGTTAAAATAAATCTCTACTGAATTTGTGCCAAATAGCCAGATATTCCGATGATCGGATAGCAGTGCAATGATATTGTCTGGACTGCCCTCGGCTGTGGTGAAGTCCAATGCATTAATATTGAAACCGTCATATAGCGCCGTGATGTAAAACCGGCCCGTATTCGGGCTGTTGAAAATAAAATAACCGTCCTGAAAGGCAACGGTATCGGCACCGGGAAAATCAGGATCGGTAATCGTCTGAAATAGATTGGTAGCTAGCGTTAAAATATATCCCTGCGGGCCATCGACCAGCATCATCTGCAAGCCGTTATCCGCAATAGACACTACGCCCGTGCTAGATGATAAGGTGCCACGCTCAGAATAAGAGGCATTGGCAAATACCTCATATAACTTATAGCCCGCAACAGCAAACGAGCGCCCGTTCGTGCAAACCCATTGTGCACGGATAGGCCCAATAGGTAACGTATAAGTGAGCCGCTTGCCTGGCGCTCCAATAAGAACTAGCCGGCGATCTTCTTCATTCTGTTCGACAACTTCAGGGTATAGATTGATACACCGTTGCGCGGCGACGTTGACCGATCGGTGCAAGTAGGCCGGTCCGACAAAGGGGAAATTCATTAGTCACAGACCGATACATAAGCGTGTGAGGGCGGCGCATTGTTCGATACACCCAATGCTAATTGTTCGCGCCACTTCGCCTCAAAGCGCTGTATCTTTTTCTGCGGCACCTCGAATTCGTCGGCTACTTCAGCCGCCACACCATAGACTAGCCCCATCATCCAGGGAGATTCCAGGGCAGTCTGTGCCGCTTGTGTCGTATCGTCGATGACTTTCTGGTAGTAGAGTCTCGCGCTGACTGCTGCAGTAGGAACAGGATAGATATAGAGCGTATTGAAATTATCGATATAGGCAAAGCGTGGGTAGGTTGCAGTGTCTGTTTTTTTCGGGATGTCGCGCCATTGATCGAAGGGCAAAATAGGGATCTCGTGCTCTTGCGATCCTGTATCCATATAACTCAGACCATTAGCCGAGTAAAAGTCAGCCGGCAGATTGGTCGTCTGCGTCGTAATGCTGATGGTAGTACTGCCCGCTACCGTCGAAGGCCAGTTATAACCCTGCCACACGAGGTTCTTAAGAATGCTGTCTAGAGCCTGTAGGCAGAGTGTTTGATCGTCCGCAGTAGCCGATTCGCCAACCGCCAATACGCCGCATTTTTGCAATGCACGCTCAACGATCTGCTCGCGAATCAGCGACCACGTGACCGACATGGCTTAGGCTGCCTTCGGAGTCGATACAAGCTCAGCGGTGTGCGGGAACTTCATCACGGTACTGGGGATACGGTTGCCCTCGGGATCCTCCACCACGGTTTGAATAATCGCGTTACGCAATGCCTGGACAAAAGGCTCCAAGACTTCAACTTCTTTGTTGCGCTGAATACGCAGATTATGGCCATTCACAATCACATCAACGTCAGTGCTATCGCTTTCCGTCGAATGGATAATCAACTTATAGACGGGCGTATTGCTGCGATCCAGCCGCTTCCCGTCCAGCGTATACAGAGCGCCTAGCGGGATATCCTTACGGCTGTCTTTGATTTTCGGCTTATCCGATACTGGCTCATCCTCATAAAGGCCGAGGATCTTGGCGATCATGGTCGGTTTATTGTCTTGTGAAATACCGGTAATGCCCAGTGTCTCAGCAATATCGCGTAGATCGTCTTTCGACTTATCGGCCAAATCCTCATGAGTAAATGCCATTTTATTTACCCTCTTTTTTGGGTTCGGTGGTGTCGCTAGTCGGAACGCCCGGATTCACTGCAAAATGATGCGCTTCTTTTTGCACATTATCCGGCTGATTGGCGGGATCAAAACTTTCCGGCAATTGTTGACCGGTAGCCTGATCTTCATTGGTTGGCTTCATGGCTTCGGCAACGGCTTTTGATTTATCGGCTGGCTGACCCTGCTCGGCGGTGGAGGGGTTAATTTTGCTGACCTCAAAGTCCAGTAAAAGCTCCTCATCGGTTGGCTTGAAGGCTTTGCGCTCGCCCTTAACGACCTCGAACAACTGGCCATGGCCATTTGAGAAAAAGCCACGGGTGGCCGGCCAAGTGGTAGCACGCATCACGAAACCCGTTTCTGCTTGCACAACTGCTGATTCATAGTTCATACATTTCTCCAGTGAGAAAAGCCCCCGAGGGGGCAATGGATCAATTAACCTTGTGCCTGCCAGCGGCAAACTTTCGACGCCAGAATCAGTGCCAAGGTGGCATTTTGCAACACACGGAAACCACCGGTAACGATAGTTATACCACCGTTACCACCCGTAACCTCTAGCGTGCGAGTGCCAGCAGCAACAGTTTTCAGGCAGCTGTTATCAGCCATGCCATCAAACCATTCGCCACCGACACGGTCAGTAATGTTCATCCAAAGGACATAACGCGGGGTAAAGCCGCATTGAATTTCAACGTAATCGGTTGCAGTAATAGCGGTCGCGTCGAAGGTATCGGTACCGGCTGCCATGTGCACAATGCCGTCGCCCGGGGCCGCTACTAACGTCTGACCCAAAATGTTCTGTGCCATAGTATTTCTCCTAAAAAGTTACGGGTCAGATTAAGTCAGCGCCGTTAAGTTGGTGTGCTCGATCCGAGTAATCCAGTTCTGGTTAAGAATCTGTGTAGTCGTGATCGCCTTCCAGCCCGAAGTAGCACGTTGGTTCAACGGATCATCACCCGAGCCTAACGGCTTGATGATGTTCTCCATCGCGTGACCTTCCAGCGGGCATACACCGTACGCATTGTCTGCAATGATCAGGGTAGCGTAGACATCGTTAGTCACAGCACCTGTAGAAATCATGCCATCCGAAGCAACAGCAGCGCCGGAGTTAATGAACACTTTGCAGTTGGTCGAGCTGAAGAAGCGAATGTTGCGGAATGAGCCAACCTCATCCGGTAAAGGGGTCATGCCGGAGGGGTACTGGCTGATCGAGATATAGCCGGTAATGCTTTCCAGTTGCGCCTCGGTATCGGGGTGAATCAAGCCGATATAGGACGGGCGCAGACCTTGAGTCGCAATGTTCACGCCGGCAGCGACCATTTTCTTGACGAATTTGGCGTTTTGGCGGTTGAGATACCGAATGGCGGTACGCAAGGAAATGGCCGAGATAACCGTGTTCAGCGTGTTACGTGCCGATCCGTTGGTGTAGATAACGTTGGTTCCTGCCACCAACACATCGCGGCGAACCTGATCGATAGTGACGCCACCTTGCTCGCCCAAAACCATACCGATCTCAGTCAGAACGGGGTCTTGGTTAGTCAGCGAGACCATATCGGTGACCGATACAAAGGCACCGTATTGCGCCAAGTTGGCGGTGACATCCGTCAGCACCATGCTAGTACCGGAAGGGGTTACGCCTTCAACCAGCGGCGTAGTAGCTGCAGCAAGGGACTCATAACGGCGGAATTTGATTTGATTACCCGAACGCAATTTAATCGGGCGCTCTTGACCGAATCGGCCATGTACATCAGCCGGGATAGCACGATCTAACAGATTGCGGTCGTAGTAGGCCTGGATAGCGGGCGGTATGTTGCCAGCGGTACCGGCAGGCGTAGCGGTGGTGTTTATAGCCATGTTGGACTCCGTGGCGCTTCACAGCGCGAAAGTTAAAAGTATTCGGTTAATACCCCAGTGTTTTACGTCTCATCTTCTCGAACTCATCGGCGGGCATGTTACGAATGCGATCCGCTTCATCCTGCTCAGTCCTGGCGGCTGCCGGCTTACCCGAGCCACTCGGAACACCCATTGCGCCCAACTTCTTGGCTTTCGCCGCATGGTCGCGCTGTGCCTGTTCCACGGCTTTGGAGACTGCCGACTCCCGCAAGTGATCTGCGCGAGCGTTCGATAGTTCACGAATGGCTATGAGTGGATCATTCCAATCCTGCCCCAGCTTATTGCGGATGTCCTGCGCCTTTTGGTAAAAGCCGGGGTCCGCTAAATGCTCATCGATATCCGGTATTGCCTTGGCTACTGCATCACTCCAGTTATTTTCTGGCGGTGCGCTAACCGGTTGTGCAGTGTGTCGAATCGCTTCTTCGAGACCGGGTACATCGTCAAGGATTGCCGGACGTTTACGCTGGCGCTCCTCGGATTCCCGTACTTTGCGCTCCTTGGCCAACTCTTGCGAGGTGCGTGTAGCCCAGGCCTTGGTGTCGCGAGCTTCTTTTGCAAGACGCTCGTTGCTTTCGCGCAACTCTTTTAGCTGATCTTCAACACTCGGCTGTGGCGCTTCCTCGACAACCTCGGCGGTTACTTCTGCCGGTTTTGTGGTGGATTCCTCGGAGATAGTCGAAGGATTAGCTTCGGTCTCCAGCCGCTTAATCTCTGCATCGTAGGCTTCCTGATATTCGGGAGTGCCAGGTGCTATATCTGCCATTCTGTTACCTCAAGGGCCGAATACTTTCGATAGTCTGGGAGTCCAGGTCGAATAATCGGTAGTCCATAAGCGGGCCGTTATTCCGGTAATCCGCTCAAGTGGTGCTGTGCACGAGCAATGCTATCAGGCAATTGCAGTAAATCATCCAATTGCTTGATTCTCCCGCGCAATTCATTATCCTCCCGTAAAATTAGCTTTTCAACATGCTCTTGTCTAATTTCCAGAAGATAAGGTCTTAATACTGGCCATGCAGCGAATATTTGCTGCATTTGACTCAGCTTAGCATGTTCTACCGCAAGTCCTTCATCGGGCGTCATTGCGGCATACCCGGCATAACTTCAGGCTGTGGCTGCATTGGTGCAGCGGGCTGAGCAGGTGCTTCCTCTTGCTCGCCATCATCTGCCAATACATCCACCGAACTCTCGACCTGCGCAGCCTGAGTTAATGCAATGCTGCCTTTCTGTTTGAGCATTTCCAGAATTAACTGAATGCCTCCGCTTAGCTCGGCGTTTTCCTTTGCCTGCGTATCTTTCAAATGCTGCATGACAATCTGAAATTCGTGGCTTTGGTGATCCTTGTCGGCATCTAGCTTGGCCTTTACCTCTAACGGATTGGGCGGTTGATTGGCTTGCATTTCCTCTTGTTTTTTCTTCAAGTCCTCATCGGTATAGACCGGGGATTCCTTGCCCACATCGCCGGCATCCCAAACCTGATTGAGTAGCTCAGTAATATCAACCTTGGGAATAGTAACCTCTCCTCCCGATAACACCAGCTGTAGAAATCCCTGCAACTTCTGCATTAATACTTCTTTTGCCATGAACGTCTGCGAACCGCTGGCTTTCCAGGTCATGAAGCTCGTCTTACCAAACTGCTTAATGCTCGCCCAAGTCTGAGCCTGTTCAGGCCCTAGTATCTTGGCGACGATATCAGGCTCCAGATATTCCAAGTCCCAATCGAGCAAAGCCTCTACCATGTCCTCGATCCACATTTCGTCAATGTTTGAGATGACTTCCTTGAGCGGCAAGCTGGATGCGCTCATGATCATTGAGATACCGCTAGCGGTCTTGTTTAAATTATTACTGTCAGTGCCTTGGGTATATTTCGTAATGCCAGTATCGTCGTCTGAGAAGCCTTCTGACATCTCAATGACACGCTCCCAGCCATCACTCACATCAATAACGGCGTGCTGGATAATGGCCTTTTCCCTTTCTTCAGGGGTTAAGCCAGGACGGAATCTATTCACTTTGCCGGGAAATAGCTTGAAGTCCTCGGCAGGCTCGAACTTACTAAAGTCGATCGATCGTGGTGGCATCAAGGCAAAAGCCTTGCCCTCAAGGTACACGCGGAAAGCCGCATTGGTAACGCGCTGGTGGGGTTCGTTGTTCTCAGCAATACCGACACCCCACATTTCGTGCTCAACCTCCTCATAGACGCAGCGAGCGACCGGGCGGCGACCTTTACGGTAGGGGTTTTCCTCAACCTTGATCACATACGAGCCGCACATCTGAATGATGGATTCTATCCATTCCTCATCAAGCGCGGGATCGAGTGAGCCTAATGATTGCGGCTGACCATCTGTCTGCTCGCCGGCTGATTCAGTGGTGTCACGGCGCCACTCATTCAGGTCACTACGGCGCACTAAACCAAAGTACCGAAGGAACCATACTCGATCGCTGTCTGCGGGCGGAATCACCGCGCGACGTACTTGCGTCAGTCGGTCAGAACCTTCGCTGGTCAGGGACGGCATGCCCTCCCGCATACCGTTTTCAATGTTCTCCTTCGAGTAACCATCCTGGCCGATGAACTGGCGGAAATATTCAGGGTGTTGGCGCATACCCCAAAACACCCCCCGACCTTCTTTGACATCATCGGAATCTGGATCGGGATAAATATCCATGGTCCGGCCCAGCTCGAAGTAAGGGCACGGGTATTCTGTTTCTACTTCCTGGAGCTGGGGATAGCCGGCATCTTGAGTCGCTTTAACTTCCATGTGCTTTTTGGATTTGACGAAGGGGCCAAAGATAAACCCGGTCCCATAAGTACCCAAAGTATCAATGCCGGTCTTGATCGACTTCTTGAATCCACCCTCGTCCATTTGATAGACGAGAATATCCTCAACCGTATCGGCGAACTTCTTTAAATCCTCGTTGGTGGGCGAGGTATCGAAGGGCATCTTCCCAGCACCGAACAACACATCACGAATCTTTGCTCGAGCCGATCGAATCTTACCTCGAGTTGAGCCAATGAATATGCGGCCTGACTTCTGCGGTCGAGAGATACCGGTTCCCTTCGTATCGTCCTCGCGATCGATCCGCATCATATCCTGATAGTTATTGAGCATCTTCAGCTCTTGCGGCTTACGGGCCTTCTCCCACTCACAGAAGCGAGCGGACATAAAGCTGGAAAGTCCCGCACCGTTATCAGCCATCAATTACACTCCAAAATAGTCGGGTTCTTGCTGCTTAAAAGTGCTTGGGCGATCTTTTTGTGGTAGCTCGTAGGCGACGGCCAACAAACCATAAGCGTCGGCTCCGTTCGAACTCCAGTCGTGCTCTGGACCCAAACCCACATCGCGAACCTCGTCTTTCTTCTCATGATACCAGCCCAAAGCTTCAAGACCCGCTGCACATGCTTCCGCATCGACCCACATCACGGGGAACAGGCGCCTAACCGCTTCAACACGCGATGAGGCTGCACCCTTCCCTTGATTCGGTACTACCGTTACTTTGTACCCAGCCTCTTTAAAAGCGCTCTCATAACTAACATCGTATATGCGATCCTGAGTGCCACCATCATGCGGTAACCAGATTTGGGCGCGGTCATGCGTATAATCATTATCGCGCAGCCAAGCCAAATGGGCGTCGATCGGTTGGCCAACAGATTCATAATAATTTAACACCCTGATCTCTCTAGCGATGAACTGAGCAGCCCAAAATACAAACGCATCTGCCTTAGCTCCAGTCCCACCAATATCCGCGAATAACCGAATGGTCATCAATGGATCGGCTCTTACTCGCCCAATACGGCCCTCTGCTTTCGCCTGCGTTAATCGGCTGGCAAAGTAAGCACCTGTAACGATCGTTGCAAACTCGCCTTCCCAGATATGCCCATAGGACTCGGGGCGCTCTTTCATATCCTTGAGCCTTGCTCGCTCTAAGATGGCCGGGAACCAGGGGTTATCGGTGTAATTCATAACCGTACCGACAACGCGCGGATCAGTGCTTTGTGCGAACCGTGCCTCTACCGGTGATTTCTTCCGCTTAGGGTTCCAGGTTACCCATAGCTCGCTGTCCTCTTCGCGCAATGTCGGTATCAGCGTTTGCCAGGCCTCCTCGGTAACCGGTTCCGCCTCATCGACCCAACACAGTAAAATCCTAGCCTTAGACTTTACGCTGGCAATATTTCGATCGAGGCCAGCAAACTTGTAATCAATCGATCCGCATTTGGTCCTAATATATTTCTCGCCGATTTCGTAGAAGTCATTCAGGAAAGGTTCGGACTGAATGGCGGCCTTGATCTCTTCGAGCGAACTTTCGTCCAAGCTGTTCATGAATTGGCGGCCACAAAGAATGATTCCCTTGCGACCCTCTCTTGCCCATTTGTAACCGCGTACCGCAGTCATCTTGGCAAATGTTCTTGTCTTAGCGCTACCCCTCCCACCCTTAGCCCAGCGTACATCAGCTTCGCAATCAAAAACCGGTACCAGCTTATCCGGTATCTTTATTTGCGCTGTAGTCATTTATCCTCTGGCTTAATGCCGACTAATTCGATTCTAGCAACCAATGGATTGCCGTCAGGATCACCGATACCAACCGACTGGTGGGATTTTCCGTCCAGGCGATCAGCCAGCTCTCTAATTGCCCATTGCTCGCCTTGAGACGCCAGCGTTAGTAATTGTTCTGCGGCTGCTCTAAGCCTCTCTGTATTATCCTGCGCAATAGCTCTGCGTAGTGCCGCATCCCACGCCTTTGTCTTTGCAGCGTTGTTGTTGCCTATTGGGGCGCCAGCCATTTATAACAATTCCTAAGATATTGATTGTGGATAACTTGTTAATAACCTGTGTATAACTTTTAATAACCAGTATTTACGCAAAATGTTTGTATCCGTCGACGAGCAGCCCGTAAGAATTACGCTAATCGCCCAATCCAACACTGAAATAAATCGTCGCCGTTTCGCCAGCCGCACAAATACCATGCAGCGAGGACGCGCCAGCGGGCAGCGTGAAGGGCTCGACGCCATTGGGTGGAATCACAGTGCCGACTCCGTTAGGCGTAGCCGAGTCTGTCGGCATTACTGCGGCTGTTGAGCCATCGCTAGAGCGCACGCAAACTTTGTTAGGGCCGGCGTTGTAAATACGGATTTGCGAGTTTTCACCACCCGGCATAGTAGTGAATTGACCGGCTGAAGTGATTGCTCGGCAAGCAGAGCCTAGCGATAACGGAAAACATTCGTTCATAAATCACCTTCGATAAATAGGATTGCTGCCCCCTGCGGCCATGATTTGTAGCTGGGCCAGGGGTAATTTGATAATCGTTTCGCCGGAGACGGCAATCGTCCCAGTGCCGTTAGTGGCAGACACACTTCCAGCCGTACCTGTACGCCACTGAGTAATCGTATAACCCGTGCCGCCTCGGTTACCCTCTGAACCACCTACCCAGAACAATTGCGCGCTGTCTGCAATCGTATCGGGGATGTAGTACGTATTCCCGCTCACAGTCCCATTACTGTTGACCGTGATATTGAATAGGGCATTAATACGAGTGATATCGGGCTCAGCGCAAATGAAAGTATTGTTGCTAAAGGTGGTCGCAACAGTGACCACACCGCCCTGAGAATCGATGGCAAAGGGGGCTAGGTTGCGTCTTGCATATTTACCAGTCTGGACCGCTGTGTTGGCGGTAAAGGTGAAGGCTGTACATCCCTTGGCGTAGAAGTCTGCTCCGTACGAATCATAGGAGATATTGTTCTTGCCCGTGCCGGAGGTTGTAAGGGAGGCTATGAAATTGACGTAAAATCCTCGAGCAGTATTACCGGCAAACGTAGCAACGGAGGTTTGCATGCCCACGGCAATGCCGTGCGGGGTTGAGCTGGCGTAATAGGTACCCACTAAATTGTTGCCAGTTAGCGTACCACCTGTAACAAAGTTTGCGGTGGAGGGGTTGCCTAATGCGATACCAAAGCCCGAAGGAAATACGCAGGTCATCGCATTGTTAGTGATAACGGGCGACGTATTGACATAGAGCGCTGAGAACCCAACCACCAGAAAGCCAAAGGCTGAATTAGTGGTGGTGCTACAGGCGACGGTAAGATTAGCGGAGTTCTTGATCGTAACGCCTGAGATTTTATTGAATACCGCACAGGAAAAATGCGTGGCATCAGTCACATTGATCTGGCCGGACAAGCCATCGACGACATAAGTTACCGCATTCGTCGGGACCGCCGAAACGTCCTGGTAGATCCCATAAGCTGTGATGGTGTTCGAAGTAATATTAATAATTGGATTGGTATGGGTAATGCTGACGACCGCAGACGCCCCTAGGGTAGCCCCATCGCCATCCATCCCATAAACCACTCCACTGCCGCCTGTTGCAGAGGTCGAAACGGTATAGGTACAGCCCGAGAAGACAAAGGCACCAGCCTTTAGACCAATAAGTAAGGAGCCACGGATCAGTGGGTTTTTGAACTCGCAGCTTGTCCAGGTAATGTTCCAGACATTTGCGCCCATATCGGCGTTAGAGAAAGCATACTGGGTGAAGTTGTTTGCATCAAATACGATGCCGTTAAAATTAAGGGCTACCCCGTTGCCGAGGGCAGAGACGAAGCAGACTGGGTTACCCGCCGCGGTGTTAGTGAGTCGCGCGCCACCTGTCGTTGCAGCGGTCCAGGTAAGGGGTCGAGTAAGGCTGTGGAATGTCTGGCCATATCCACCCGTACCATTGGCGTTATAGGTGTCGGTAGCGGCTTGGATAGTGTCATTGGTCGTAGCGGAGGTATTGGCTTTTTGGGTGGACTGCCAGGCAAGCGCAGGACTGGCCCCAGAATTAGCATCTAGGCCTGCGGTAGCATTAATATACTCAGTAGCCATTCGATTAATCCACCCAGGGGGATCTGACGCCTCACGGCGATAGTTAATCTCTATTCTAGCGCATAAACTAATAAAACCGTCTTATTTTCCTGCAACTGCTCGTGTATATTCAACCATTGTCCGCTGCACGCGATCAATTGCGCCGTTTAACTCTTTACTCTGCCGATCGGCGCTCTCCTTGATATCTTGCTGCACCTCGCCTAAGCCGCGCTGCATATCGGTTTTTAGCTCGGATTGCGCGCGCTGGACACTCTCTATTTGGCTCTTGATAACACGAAATTCAGCATCGGATTTCTTTAGATCTTCAATGTCGGCTCTAATTTGGTTTTGCTCCTCGCGATAGACCTTGGCAGAGACAGCATTTTCCGAAATCAGCGATCGGGTTGTTCGGCGTATGACTCCCCAAAATAAGCCAAATAGACTGGCCACCGCTATAACGAAGGTACCTAAATTAGCGAGTACCGTGCTCCAGTCGATGCCACTCATCGTCCGTACTCCTGTCTTTTGTCCGAAACCACACGGCGAGGTTAATAATCGGTTGGGAGAACAGAATTAGCGCTAATGCCTGACACACCTCACCGGCTCGGATTAAGGGACTATACAGCGTGTAGGCAGGATAGTCGTGTACGAACGATACCCATCCTAAAACATGACTCGCAATGTTCCACAAGCAGAAAGCAGCGACTATACGGCCTGCTGTCGAAAAACTTAACAGTGCACAGGCAGCAAAAAAGGCTTCAGACTGAATTAATACCTTGAACCAGGTGTTTTGCAGGACATTAGCGGGGGGGATAAGGCTGCTCAGAAATAATAAGAACAGGGCGGTAACGAATACCAGCGTTAGCACTCTTGGCTGGTAGAGATTCAAAGCCCCACCGATACAGAGCAGGGTTAGGAGAAAAAAGTGGTAGGAGGACATTAACAGGGCTTAGGGCGCGGCTTAGATTTTGGCTTATCGGGTTTCGATCCGCCACCTACACCGTTCAATTCGATCATATCCTGCCCCCAAATAATGAATGGAATTGATAGTTTAGATAATTATGGCTGAGCTTTCAAGCGATAAAAAGCCTCCAGGGGGCGGAGGCACGTTCCACGCGGAACCATTAGGCAGCAGGGGTATTATCGGCGACAGCAGCGGCCAGTCGGTTACTTTGGGAATCCAGCTTATCGGCCAGCTCGCCCAGTTTTACAGGATCGGCGCCGGCATCGATGATAGCTTGGCGCAAGCCGTCAATCAGGGTAATAGCGCTTTCGATGACAGTGGTATTTTCAGATACTTCGGTAGTCAGGCGATCAAGATTAACAGCCATGGTGTGCATCTCCTTGAGGATTTGGCAGAGCGTAGGGTCATCGAAATGGTGGTAGACGTTGATTTTCATGGCGCTGACCCGGTTGGTTTCCGGTAATTATAACAGCGTCATGTGACAAGTCTGTGTGGTAGCACTCAGTCGATCAGGCCGCAGCTATCCACAATCAGGTCTAAAAGCTTCATGTCTTTGCGGTCGATACAGCCATCGGAATCTATCAGGTACTTGTTAAATTCTTCCAGCGTCCAGCGCTGATTGCCTTGAGACACTTGGCAACCCTCTTTTCGAGCGCACCACGTCAGGCAGTCTCTATGGTTGGTTGCTGTAATTCCGCCGTCAACTGTCGTTTGGCCATTACAGTTTATGATGATATAGGCTGACCAGTCAGGGTATTTAGCAGCCATGCTGAGCGCTCCGAAATCGCTATTATGCTATATCAAAGCCGTTCTTTTTCCAACTCTCTGCGCATCTTGGTATATTTGGCCTTTATGGCTTGTAACTCAGGGATACCGTATTTATTTGGTTCGTGAGGCCCTTCTAGCCATTCGACCTTATCGAATCCAATTCGGGCAATAAGACCAATTTTATATCTAGCAGACACTATGCGCTCATTACCGTGAAATTTACCGAATTTCCCAGATCCTGAATTACAAGTTTTTAGCTGTAAATGACAATTGAGCGGCTCAAACTCTAACTCAGGATGCGAGCCAACACTAAGGAAATGCCCTGCATCCCATTTCCCTCCAGTTATCCAATCCTCATCTTTGCCAAATGACCCACAACAAATACAAGTTCTACCACGATCTCTCTCGCGGATATATGCCCTAAAGGCCTCTCCTGCCTCCTTGCGCCACTGCTGGCGCGTTTTAATCCTAGCTTTATCCTCGCGTAGCTGTTTTGCGTCTTTCTTCGCCTGCTTGGCTCTGGTGATGGCTATGGCTATGGCGTGCTCTGGATTACAGGCGGCAGTTAGGCCATAACGGTTAGTTGTTTGTTCTTTACAGTGGCCGCATTTAGGCATTACGAATTCTTCTATCTTTGAAAACCGCTTTTTCTGCATCCCATCCACGCCCCAGACGACAAGAAATTAAACTTGCATCAACAGCATTTGGATGCTCAGCCCATTGCGATATATTCATTGTCATGCCATTAATTGTTATCTTCCTATTCTGCCTAGTATTATTACTCTGTTCCTTTCTGGTTGCCCATCGACAATTTCCCTTATTGTATCCGTCATCATTATTTATTCTGTCTAGAGTCATATGCAATGCTGGCTCGCCCATATCTAAAAGGAATGCAGAAAAATCTTTCCATCGATCACAAACTATTATTCCTCTTGCGCCATAATTTTTATATGCCTCCACATTTTTATTATGGCATCGATTTATCATATTCCTCCATATTCTATAAATTCTTTGAACTCCGCCTACTGTTTTTCCGTGAGTGGTTAATCTTTTTTTGGTAGCTGCACTAGCACGCTCTTTCCGAAGACAGCCACATGAACTGCATCGCCCACTATTCAATCCATCAATTCTGGTAACGGCAATTCTGCCGCAATCACATAATCCCTTCCAATATGTTTGATGCCTAACTTTATGAGAATATTCAACAATAACTAACCTTCCAAAACGCCGACCTACAAGGTTCGTCTTATTGACCATTTACCGCCTCCCGATACTCCAAATAATTTTCAGGTGCATTTAAGCGAATATCATTCATATCACAATATGCCAAAATCCAGGTTATAAGCTCAGCAAAGTCTTTTTTTATTAGCTTTCTTGTAGATATATTTAATACTACAACTGATTCACCATCTAATGATGGAACAACTTTTCCTGGAGATCGACCTGTTTCTCTAGCCCATGAATCCACAAATAATCGCTTCCATCCCTCGCAATCTATTTTCTGCCCAGCCCATTGCTTTTGGTTAGCCACATCTCCACATAGGGCATGAAGAAGGGCATTCTGGCTAAGATTTCTACCCAATTCAGCCATAAGTAATACGGTTTATTTGCAATCCTAATCGCTTACAACGACCTCTAAGGCCGCTATCGGTACGATCCTTGCCGAACATCTTCTTCATGCGGATGACTATCTTATCTACCGTAAGACCTTCTTCTGTGAGGGCCTGGAGCGCCTTATCCTCCGCTATCGTATAACCGTTAGGGCCGCGAGATGGGTGACCCTTGAGCGGTGAAGGTTTCCTTGGTGCAGCGGCACGATAGATTTTCTGCTTAGCGCAAAGTCGTTTAACTGCGAAGGCTGTCCGACTATTGCCGAAATAGGCATTTAATGCCAATGCGACGGCAGCATTACTTTGTCCCAAGGCTTTCATATAGCGAGTGGCTTCGATTTCTTCATCGCCCCAAATAATACCCGGTATGACCTCATCCTCCACGATCTGAAACTTTATTGGCCGAATAGCAATAGGCCTTGGGGTTCCGAGCTTATTAGGTAACTCCGTAACCGTACCACCCCTTGCAAAGTATTCGGCTTTTTGCTTGCCTAGCTCTGCGTTAATTGGCGCCTTAACCTCGATCAGGGTATTCGTTAACTTGCGGAGGCTATCGGAGTGAGTCATGCGTCAACATCCTCAATTACAAGCTTGCCACGCTCCATAGTGATATAGATTTCCGTGATCATTCGCTTCTTGAAGGCTTGGTAAAGTTCTTCAATTGGGATTTCGCCGTCAAAGGCAAAAAGACCAGCAGCGGTTAGCTGGAAAATATCATTTGTTTGCTCACTCATCGACCTTCACCCCAGATTTTGGTGGCTTAAAATCCTGCAAACAAGCATCCATTAGCGTCCAGGCCTGCCCTAACGTAAGCCCTTCGTCGTGTATATTTGTCAACGCCATCAGCGTCATTTCAAAAATTCCTTGCACCCCAACTTCGTTTTTTATTTCCTGTATCTGGTTAATGTGATCAATATCATAGTCGTTATATTCACTCATCGACTTTCAATCTCTCCAACTCTCTTATTTTCATTCGATTTTTCCTCCTGCACTACGCGCCATTTCAGGTTAACGAAAAACTCGCCGCGCTCATAACAGAATAGCTCGACCTTATCGCCCGGTTTGGGTATGTCACCATCGAAGTGTAAGGCGAGATCGGCGATTGAAGCTGCTTTTAACTGGAACGGAATAAAATCATTGTCCATTCTGCCTCTCCAATTCACGGTTAAATATCGCGATAGCGGCCTCTAGCTGCTCGATGCTCGATGCTTGGGCCAGCTGCGAATAGGCCATTTCTGGCGTGATGTAATTCAGATTGACCGAGGCGTTTGTGTCGGTTCTGAACTTTAGGGCGGCGACATTTGTGATCATGCTTACTCCAAGTTAATTAGGTCTGCGGTGGCCGATTACGACTCGGCTGCCAATCTTGGCCATGCTTGACTATTCCCCTTGCTGCTGGGGTCTTGGCCTCAGGGTCGGTGTACGTCAAGCAACACGGCGCACTAACTACGCCATCACCGCATTCGACTGCCCCCTATTGCTTATGAAGCCCACGACAGTGGTTCCTAGCTTTTGCCTGCATGCAACGCCAGAATGCAGCTGACGCAAGGGGCATGCGGATACGTAGTCCTAGCGGGGACTAGCCGGCAACTTCTTCAATGTCTATCTTAATGGTAATATTTCTGCCATCAGAACCGGAATTTATAAATACTGAATTAGCGCCCTCTGCCGCACCACAATAGCCGAAATTCTGCTTTAGCTTATTGATTGCATAATTTTTGATATCTTCCAAAACTTTGTTTTCCATCTCACTGCCCTCATGGGTTAGGTGCCCCGTGTTGGCGGCGCTTTAGGTTAATCAATCGAGCCGTCGCCGTAGCCGGAGCCGTCGCCGTAGCCGGAGCCGTCGCCGGAGCCGTAGCCGGAGCCGTCGCCGTAGCCGTAGCCGGAGCCGTAGCCGGAGCCGGAGCCGGAGCCGTAGCCGGAGCCGTCGCCGTAGCCGTAGCCGGAGCCGTAGCCCTTACCGCTCATTCCACTCACCGGCTTGGTAGATAAATAAATACTTAGATACATCGACCTTGCCGGGCAGTGCGTCTATTTTGTCGCCAGCGATAGGGCCAGATTTTGCGAACTCTGGAAGGCCTCCGCTGCGTGTGGCCCACTGCCGGATATTGCTCGCCTTGGTCAGAGTCATGTCACCTTGCAAGATGCCGAAAAACACAAAGCCATGCGGCAATGCAACAATCACGTTCTGCCCGGTAAATGGATGGACGCGTTTATCGCAACTGCCAAACATCGCAGCCAATTCCTTTGCTTCACCGATGGTTAAATTATCAATGCTCATTGCTTTTCCTCGTTGATTAAAAATAGTTAGTCATGCGCACCGGGCGCGGGGTGGTTAGGCAAAGGCATTAAAGAACGAGGCCTCGGATCGTGTCCGTCAAGGCCACCGCTACCCAGCGTTGCAATTTATGCTCAGCCGCTAAAGTGTTAAATTTGGCCGTCGCAGCTTTGCTGCCGTTTGCCTTGAACTCAACAACAACCGCATCGATGATATTTTTTGCAGTTGCATTTTGCACCGGGCACAACTTCTCGTATTGCTTTTTCGCCCAATCGCGATGTGCTTGTGCCTTGTCCATTTCGTTTACTCCTCAGTAGTGAGCGGGGTTAGGCGTCATCGCCATTGGCGGTAATTCGCTGCTCAGGGCAGGATGTGTGTTCTTTGCGATCCATTAATGCGCCATCGTCGCCGCCAAGCTCATATTCGCGCCAATACTTCGACCCAACTGGTATTTCTTCGCCGCAGATGGTGCAAACATGTTTCTTGCGTGCCGTTTGCAGCTTAAGCATCGCAGCCGCGCTCAAACTCGTCGCAATAATTGTTAAATTCGTCGGCATCATCGAAGCCAAGCGAGCGATGCAACGACCAAGGCTCATCATGAATAGAGACTTCCGGATACATTTCGTTATCGTCTTCCATTTCGTCCTACCCCTGTTTGCGTTTCTATGGTGTAACTATAGATTAGTCGATATCGACAGGATAATTTTATTAATTTATACGTTGTCGGTTGTTTTTAGGGTTTGGCTATCGTCATCATAAACATATTCATCTTGATGCTTCCATGTGCCGTCCTCATTTTTTGGCGATTCCTTTAAAACTACATTATGAATATTCATATGCTCGCGCCAATAATAAATCCATATTTTCCCACCGCATAGGCAACAAAAATCAAACTCTGCATCTGGTGCATTCCAGTCGAATGGCATGGACTCATAATTCATTCTTTGCACTCCCAATAAACCCGCGCTCCCCACCGAACACAAAACCCAAAGCGCTTATTCGCTACATCCTGCATCTGCGCATCCTCACACACATACGGACGGTCGATAAGGATACTGGCCTGCTCGTTGCTGGCCTTGGTATGGGTCTCCAAGACCTCATAGCCCTCAAGACCGAGATTCATCATGGCTAAGCGTAGGCCTATGACCTGATCGCCGATTTTGTGGTTGCGGGAGAGGGTCATTTAGGAAATTCCGGAATTTTAAGCCAATGAGTATATGGCGCTTTCTCGCTAGGGCCATGCCATGAAATATCATCGCCACCCCCCTTAGCAACCATGCAATAATGTTCATAATGGTCGTTGTGCTGCATCCACCCCCCTTCATCCATACAATCAAAAACGGTACAAACTTCGCCGTATTCATCTAGCCAACCAACTACAACTAAAACATCACTAGGCGCTGTTTCGATAGGTTGCCAATCCATTCTCTTCTCCGGTCAATCAGTGGCTACTGGGGGATGGTGGCATTAATAGCGATTAATTGATCACGGCGCGCGCGAATATCATCAATTTCTTGCTGTAACTTAGCGCGCTCCTCTATCTTCCTAGCGATAACCGCATCACATTTCATGAGCCCACCAACAACTGAATCCTTGCTTGGATATTTTAATATCTGTGAAAACTCATAATGTTCCACTCCCACACTCCTCTCGTTGATGTTGCCTAACTCTAGCGCCCTACTGCACCGATGGCTAATTGGATTTATTAATCGTTTAGGCTGAGTTGATAGCTTTTATCCGCAGCCAGAATCCAAATAACACTTACCGGTATTGACTCGAATAGAGTTAGTAACTAGCCATTCGCAGGCTAATTTCCTGGCATTATCAGAATCGATGCAGACTACCAATCCATTCTCGATGCCACAAAATACCAAATGCATTTCCTCGCAGACTTTGAAGGCATTTTCTAATTTCCTTAAAGCTTCAAGCTGACCCCAACTAAAATCATGAGCAATCATTTCCTACTGCCTCTAGTCTTGCCCTGCGGACAGGGGTGGATGGGTTAAACTTTCATATGTTCTAGTAATTGAGAAACGGAACGCATTTGCGGACCACTATCTTTTTTGCCGGTCAATAAAACTTGTTCGGCTTTTTCCTGATTACCAATCAATATCGGCGAATCGGTTGGGCTCAGGCCTTGCAATAATTTCGGCCATGCTTGTGGCGGCGTGAGCATATAACCGCGATAGCGCGTAGCAAATTCGTTGCGCTTAAACGGAAGCTCTTTGTCATCGATTTTGCACAGCTCAACCCAGCCGCCTAGATCGCGCACCACCGCCATAATTACCGAATCGTCAAAAACGATAGTTCGATAGGGTCCTTGCCGAGAAATAGCAGTTACAACCTTTGTCCACGCCTCCAGGGGGCGGCTTTCTGGATCGCCCGTAATATACTTCGCAATATCCGCAGGCTTCGGCGGAAATCGGCCAGCATCGGCATCAAGCAAATGCGAATCTAGCGCTCGACTAATATCGCTCCATTCGAATTTAGATAGCACCTGAAAGGCCAGCGCAATAGCTGCATCTGAAATTTGCTTGTTATAAACCTCATGAACGGCCATCCACTTGGAATTAAAATTATCCATATCAGCGATATTCATGAGAATGCCCCATTTTTCTGTAAGGTTGCCTTAATCCTTGCCGATCGCTCTGCAATCTCATTTCCGGTTTGCTCGATCGTCTTAGGTTGATTATGGGAAGCGCTATTCAGCGGTCGATTGAATCCGACCGCATTGGTATACCAAGTCCGCCAGCAGGCCTCCCAATCCAGCATGGGCTTGCCATTGGACAAGTGGTAATTCGTGAACTTCTGAAATTCGTCATCAGGATTGAGATCGAAGCGGTTTTTGGTTTTCCAGTATCCCAGGGCTATTTGCCTTCGATCATCGGTAATCAGGAAGTCAGCGGGTAATCGACATTTGCGCCTCGCCTTCGCTTCGACGCCAGCTTGCTGTGCGTCAGTAGTTATATTGGTTAATGGTTTATGGTTATTGGTTATTGGTTCTTGTTTATTATTTTGTTCAACACATGTTGAACTAGTGTTATTCGTATGTTGTGATTTGTTCTTTCTAGCTTCTGCTGAGGCCTTTCCTGCTCTAGCCTTAGCGCTTGAATTAGATCGATATTTTTCTATCTCAAGATCACATCTATCATGCCTATATGCCCCATCAACAACAGTAAAGAATTCACCGAGAACAGTGTTTAACGCTCTCTTTTCATCGTCTGTTGAGCATAAAAGTACTCGGTAAAGGCGCTCAATATCATTAGCAGGAAGAGGGCTCTCAGTATCGTAATAACGCTCTATTGCATCTCTGTATACGCTGCGTTCAACACGTGTTAAATGCCTGGTAGAATTATTAAAATCACCAATATTATGCGGATAGAAGTGCATTTCTTCTTCCTTTCAATCGGGTATTAAATATCGGCTGTAGTTTTCTGATCAACCTGGCTTCTAGCATTAGCCAGTCGCCATGTCGTTTGGATGGTTTATATTTGATTGTTAAATTAATGTCATCGGGGAAGTCACCCCAAGGAGTATGGATATTTCTTGCATAACCATATCGAATAATGCGGCCAGAAAACCTATTTCTAAGATCGCTAGTCGATCCTATGTATTTCATAATCCCATTGAAATAAATAACGTAACAACAGGATATCTTTGGCATGTTCAACTTATTTTCTAAGTAATTTATAGAAATCCAAGGCATAAAAAAAGCTCTGTCTGCTGCCTTCTTGTGTGGTCATCCTGCTCACCCCCACTGAGGTGAGCCGGCACAAGGCGGCATGAGACAAAGCTCTTTCGTGGAATGCGTATAGGCCGACCAAAGCCACGCACTTAAAATTCTACCAGCCTATCACCATAAAGCAAGCACAGATTGAAAAAAGACTAGGGGAGGGTATAATTGGGGTGCGATAATAGAGCAACCGAACCAAAGTAACCCTCGTAAGGTGAAATCAGCGTATAGGTGTCAGGATGACTGAAAATGCCCGGACGCTCGAAGGAGTTATCGCAAACCTCACTACTTAGCCCATGCTCGCCTAGAATCGATTTTATAGCATACCCTCACTCTGCCATTGGTTTGCGCCTAATCGGGCTGTAAAGCGATTCTGTGGGGTTTAAATAGATTCCTCGGCGCGCTTATCTAGCCAGTCTGCTACCTCGATACACGCTACGGCAATTTCTCGCAGATCGCGGCTATCCAAATAACATTGACCGCCGCAGCCATCGTCGGCATCCCATGTGTAGCCTTTGACTGTGCGCCCCTCTGGGTTGGCGGTCGGGCCGTAATTGCCGATGACCTCCATTGCCTCTAGGGTTGCTTTGCTCAATTCGTTCCATTCCATACTTCCTCTATGCCCTAGGGCTGCGTGATCTGAGAAAAACAAGTAAAGTCGTGATATTGGTTTTCGGACCAGCACAACCTCGATCCAACAAAATGTTGACCCACCTCGCCACTGCAATGAGCATATTTCCTTTCAGGTTTCCACCATTTGCATCTTAAGCATGGCGGCTCAGTGGGTAGAGGAAGGGTGGTATCTGTTATTGATGCGATAAAAGTATTCATAGCCACTTCCTCTCGGGGCTGGCTAATTGGTTAGGCGGTATATCAAAGCCTTGCGCTCGATTCCTAAGCGTAGTCTGACCCCAAGGACAATAAGGGCCGTGCTGTATTCGCCCATCATGATCAGGACAGCCACACAGATATATTTTCGTAGGCAGTCGAAAGAAAGGATCATCATTCCATTCGTTCACGATTCCACCCTCATAGGCTCAAATAGCAAAGCCTCTGGCTTGCATAGACTGCTTGGCGAGCGCATAGATTCTGAGCTTCTGCTCATCTCTCCGGTAACGAGATTAATTGTGTCGGGATGATTGCAGATAAACTGCTCAGGACAATAAGACCACGGCCAGTCAAATTTACCGGGATAATGCTTTACCCATTTACAGTCCTTGCAGATTTTCTTGCTCATACAAACCTCACGCAATAAGCCGTAATAGCCGCGCAGCCCAAGATAAAGACAATGGCGATCCACTTGGCTAGATTTAAATTATCCGCATCGCGCTTCATTTGCTCGATATTGTATGTGCTAAATGAGTTGCCATAGGGGTCATAGTTATGGTCAAGAACAGCCTCTCGACGCCTTTCGAAAATCTTTGTATAGCGGTCTTGCGGGGTAAGCATCTAGGCGTCTCCTCTCCTCATGCTCCATACATAATAGATGTGTATTTACAGCTATTGCTTTGTTTGCGACATGATTTGTTAACTCGATTGCCTCGTCGTACTTTCCAGCATCGCAAAGCGCTTTAACTGTTTGAATTATATGCGACTGCTCCATTATTTTTTCCCCTTGCTATCTGCCTTGGCCTTTTTGATGCTTGCTTTTTGCTCTGTTACTTTTATCCAGCCCTCCCCTATATATGGGGTTGTAGCCGGAATACCTTTCCACCTCTTCATATTGCATGATCGGCATACCGGGACTACATCAAGCGGCTTGTTATAGTCTCTATGGTCATAATTTTCCGCCCTTATTCCACAGTCAACACAATAAAAATCGCTAGCCGGCAGAAGGAATCCATATCTAACCGCAGAAACAGTAAGATTTCTGGAAATCTGATTATGATTAATGTGCGCCTGGCTTTTAAGTTCTGCTCGTTTTTCTTTCCTATGAACAAAACAATAAAACTCTCCGCAAAATCTGTTGGTTTTTGCAATCAAATCTATACCGCAAACTGAGCATCTATCCATTTGCCTTATCCCGCTTAATATCGCCTTTGGACAAAAGCTCTATAAGAGCTTGGCTAGTTTTTGGTACATCATCATCCCACGCATTAACAGCCTGCCTGCTTATCCCAAGTGCTTTGGCAGTCGCTACCTCCGGGGCTAAACTTGGGTACCATTTAGCAAAATATTTAATTACCTTCTCTCTTTTCATTGGTTACTCCTATTTGGTAGGGTTGATTCTAGCCGATCATAAATATATTTGTCAAATTACTTGACGCAACCAAGTTGCTAATTTAATATTGAGTTGTAGCCATCCAGGCTTACGTCGTGCAGTAACATAGCCCCGTTGTTTGTGGTGGGGCTTTTTTAACGAAGGAGCTAATATGCTGACCGAGAGAGAAAGAAAACACATCGCCAAGCTGATACGTAGAGAGGTTGGCTATTTCAATGGATGGTCGGTCAGCTATGAGCAGGTCGATAAGGATTGCGAAGCAGCTACGAAGAAAATAGAGCGCTATCTTAAGCGCAAGCTTGGCTTGGTTCAGCAAAAAGGATTGCTGTAATGCAAGATCCTCACGACATACCGAGCAGAATGGAGTCCGGCGCAGCGGATGAATATGAAGCGCTAGGCCTAGGCGACCGCGTGCGCAAGTACAAGCGCAAGATCGATCCTGATATGGCCTATGACGAGAATCGAGACGATGGCTGTCCTTTGCTGAGTGCTGGGGCTTTGACGAATGAGCAGGTGGGTTAATCATGGATACTAAAGGAATTTTAACGGCATGCATTCTTGATTCAACCAACAATCTCTTGGCACAGCACGATATACCGCCGATCCTGACCGATAAAGTCAGCAAAGATGCATTAAGCCTGTACATCGATAACTGCGGAATACCGCCAGGGCTTGAGTCTATATTGCGGGATAAGTGGGCTAAGGCTGAAAAGGCTGATGAGTTTTTACAGGCGCTGCAAGATACGCGCGCTCATTTACGCGGCAACCGTCCTGAGAGCGCACTAATGGTACTCAATAATACATTGCTCAGGAGCGGTGTTCGATGATCCGCTCCATTCTAGCAACGGCAGCATTCGGCGCTTGGTTTGGTTATGTTCTTTGTGTTTGTGTGACGGTGTGAGTGATGAGTGAAGATCATGGTGGTTCCGCGTTTCCCATTGTCGGCGAGAACGGCTTGCAACTAGATAATTCAGAGGGCATGTCATTGCGCGATTATTTTGCGGCGAAGGCAATGGCTACATTAATGGCTCAGCAAGATTGGTGCGACACAATCACAAACGATATCCCTTCTGACCTTTCTTGGCGCGCAAGTATCGCATTTCAAGCTGCTGATATTATGCTAAAGGAGCGCAACAAATGAATCAACTAACCTACCACCCAACAATACCGCTCTACAAAGAAAAGTACGGCACTAACGTATTTGTTCTGAGTAATGGCTGTGAGTGCGGCGGAAGAAATTTCAGAGAAGCAAAGGCGCATGCTGAGCGAGTGATTCGCGGCGAGGTTGTTTTTGTTAGCGGGGAGCATGTTAGCGAATATCGAACAATCGAGCGCAACCGATAAATAAATACTATTATCCAACCGCTCTGTTGAGCACTACAATTAAGCCTTAATGATGAAGGAGCACTAAACATGAGCCTTAGTTTTAAGATAAAGCGAAATTCGAGATTTATAGATGTTGTTGTTATTGCCGACAATACAAAAATAGAGCTTGGTCTTTTTGATGAAAAAGAGGCTAGAGCGCTTCTAGAAATTCTGCAAGTTACTGCCGAAGAACTGGCTGAAGATATTCAAAACTTACCACAAAGATGATGGAGCACTAGAATGGAATTACCTAAGACAGAATCACAACTCCGCTTTGAAGTGCGTATGGCATGGCGCGAAGAAGGCCGGATCGATAAATTTAAAGACTACCCACTCTATAGTTATGAGCGCTCCATCTGCATTTCAGAAGGCCAAAAAATTGTCTTTGCAGAGGAGTTAAGCCGTGATCCTTACTGATCTCTCATTACCATTTCCAGCCAAGCAAATAAGCTGGCGCGTAGGCGCTACAACGCAGGATAAGACCAAAGGTATTGCTTTGGCTTATTTAGATGCTCGCGATGTTATGGGCCGCCTTGATAGCGTCTGCGGCGCTGCTGTCTGGTCAGCTCGATACCCTTGGTCCGATGGTAAGCGCTTGGTATGCGAGATCGGTATCAAGATAGAGTCGGAGTGGGTCTATAAAGCGAATGGATGCGGCGAGACGGACGTAGAAGCTGAGAAAGGGGCCTTCTCCGACGCTCTAAAGCGCGCTGCGGTGCTTTGGGGGGTGGGTCGATACCTGTACGAGCTGCCTAACTCCTGGGTGCCTATAGAGGCGTTTGGGAAGTCCTACAAGATTGGCGATCAAACCAAGAAAGATTTAGCTGATCGATTAGAGAAATGGCAAACCGCTTACTTTAACAAAGGGAAAACAGCATGAATATTGTTATAGATATCGAGACTGTGCCCAGCGTCGATAAGCAACGATTTTTGGATGAGGCTACAACCAATTTTAAGGCACCACCGACTCTAACCAAAGCCGAGGCCGGCGCCGATCTTAATATGTCTGCCGATGAAATCAAGTATATCAATGCCAAGGATTTAACGGCGAAATGGGAAAAAGAAATGGCAGCTATCAAGGCGCCGGAAGTGGCCGAACAGGCATGGCGTAAAACTGCTTTAGACGGTACGTATGGGCGCCTATTAAGCGTTGCTTGGCGGGTAGATGGCGATGCTGGGCATGACGGTTTAGTGATTGACAATCCTGAACTGGAGCGCGACACGCTAATGCATTTCAATCAGAAGTTATCGTCTCAGCTCGACTTAGAAGGAAGGCCGCCAACCTTTATCGGTCATAACCTAGAGTGGGATTTAAAATTTCTGTTTCGCCGTTGCGTTATTCTTGGTGTAAAACCATTATTCGATCTGCCTTTTAAAGGTCGTCACGATAAAGACTACTTCTGTACGATGCAAGCTTGGTGCGGATATCAGGAGCGAATATCTTTAGCTAATCTATGTAAGGCTTTAGATATTGAGGTGAAATCAGATATGGATGGATCGCAAGTTTGTGATTATTGGCTGGCCGGAAAATACGATGAAATCGCTGCCTATAATGCAGAAGATGTTAAAGCAACATTGGCGGCTTACAAAAAATTAACGTTTTCGGCCTAACAACAACCAGGAGCACTAAGATGCTTGTCATCAGCAGGAATTTAGGAAGCTCGTTATTTATCGGCGACAAAATTACTGTAACGATACTTAATATCACCGGTAATCAAGTGCGTATTGGAATAGAGGCGCCGAAAGAAATCTCTATCGTGCGTGATGACGCAGTCCATAAACAACCCAAAGGAAACTATCATGATTAATTTACTAATCCATCTTATCGTACTGCTCATAGTTGGCGGGTTGATCTGGTATTTGATCACGCTGTTACCGTTACCTGCTCCGATCAAGCAAGTCATCAATGTGATCTGCATTGTGATACTTATTCTAGTCGTGCTGAGCGTTGCATTCGGCGGTGTATCGTTTCCGGCTTTGAGGGTTGGTTAAAATGACGGATCCGGTTGAACAAGCGCAAATCGCAACATTGAGCGAATGGCTTGCTGCATCGTGTAATGAAAACGCAACATTGAGCGAATGGCTTGCTGCATCGTGTAATGAAAACGCAACATTGAGCGAATGGCTTGCTGCATCGTGTAATGAAAACGCAACCCTGCGCCAGCGGCTGGAGGCGGCGGAGAAAAGCGCTAAGAACGCCAACGCTGATGCGGACATGTATGCGAATGCGTGGCAGCGCGAACTTGCCGCATACGATGGCACAATTCGTAATAAGCGGCATCATATCGACGCTATGGTCCTTACGACGCAAGGGCTAGTAGCAAAACTCAAACAAGTTGAACAAAAGCTCGCCCAGTCCGAGGCCGATGCGCGGCGGTATCAGTGGCTACGGCATGGCGACAACGATGAAACAGTTTTATGTAATGGGCCGGTTGATAAATCTTATTGGTATTTGCCGCGCAATGAAAAACTAGACGAAGCAATCGACGCAGCCATAGCCGCCGAGGGCGCGGGAACGAAATAATGCTTTTCAATATTAACGAAAAGGTAAAGGTGAAGCTGACAGATAAAGGGCGCGCCATTCACCGCGAACATTGGGCTCCGTTTAGCTCTACGGATTATCCATATAGTCCGCCAAAAGAAATTGACGGATGGACCGAGTTTCAGCTGTGGGACTTAATGGCTATTTTTGGTGAGCATATTGTTATGGGGGTAGAGCCACCATTTGAAACAACAATCGATATCTCGGTTAACCCCGGAGCGAGCCATGAGTGACAAGACGGATAGAGAGCTGTTAGAGGTTGCAGCTAGGGCAGCAGGTATTTCGCTTTATCAGTGGGTTGATAAAGGCGAATGGATGGATGAGCCTGAAGAATGGGGCTTCCAAACTGCCAGACCAGAATCCTGCCGATGGAACCCATTAACCGATGACGGCGATGCGCTGCGATTGGCCGTTAAGCTTGGAATGCTTGTTGATGTTAGATATGGTCCAGGTGAAGACAAATCAATTCACGTCTTATATTGGAAAACCCCTCAACAGGCGTCGAGCTTACATGAAAATGGCGAAGCTTTATCGACAACCCGAAGAGCGATAGTCCGCGCAGCTGCGGCGATGGGGGAGTAGATGAAATACATAGTCACCGCGCTAAACGACAAGGAATTAATATTTATATTCCCGCGAGATGTTGACCATGATCGAATGGCGGAAGCTATAGCGGCTATTCGCTTTGGCAGCGATCAAAACTGGGAGCGGAAATTACGAAAGGACGGCGAACTTATCTCTGCCGGCTTTATTGATAATGGTGAGTGTCACGGCAGAAGTGAAACGCTGGGTATTGAATCTCGCGGTATGCCTGATACAGAACTACTTATTAATCCACTTTAGCAACCAGCGAGGCGGGTATGAGAGCAGACACTGTAATAATTATATTGGCAATTATAGCGCCTTTCTTTCTTTTGGCATTATCGGCTAGTTAATGAGGATTTTAGAATGAGCGAGCAAGGCGAGGCGGTTAAATTAGAGGCGCGGCATTTAAATGCGATTGAATATGCAGAGAGGCAGTTTGAGCATTCAGAGCCGCTGCGCACTAACCTGCGAGAAATTCCAGAAATCCTCCGCAGCCAACAGGCGCAGATAGAAGCCCTCACCGCCAAGCTCGGTGCGGGGGCTGTGCTTGAATACCCTAACGAGCTGGTTACTCAAGTTGGTACTTTCTTGGTGTTTGCATCCGATCAATTTGGCGCGGGTGAAAATTTTATTCAGCGACATGTTCAATCTTTGCGCGAGGTATACGCTGCCGAAATAATGCGCATAGCTGCCGCCGCCCCTCAGCCTGCCGAGGTTGCGGGGGAGATGCGCGATAAAATATTTCGGCAGCTGCTTGAGAAAAATCAAGCCTATATGGCGATGCACGCCGCAAACCCGGAGCGATACGGCGAGTATTTTAATGGTTTTGATTCCGGCTATTCATGTTGCTTAAACGAATACGCTGAATTGACGCGCGCCGCCGCCCCGAAGGCGCCCGAGGCTGTGCCGCTGAGTGCAGCAGCTATCTTCGAGTATATAAAGCATGGCGATGAAGATCATCAACGCTGGCTTATGGAAAAACTTAATGAGCTGTTTAGCACCGCTCCGAAGGCGCCAGAGGCTGCGCCGCTGAGTGATGAATTCGCAGTCTATCCTTTTGCCTGGATGCATGAAACGAGCGGCAAAATGCTGAAAGACCAATTTATGGAACCTGTCAGAAAAAACTCCGGCAAATGGTTCCCAATGCACGTCCGACTTAATTACAAACCTGGAATGAATCTATACCTGTTCGGCATCACCCCAGCCACTACGGGAGAGGATGCGTGACAGAAACAGCATGGGAAACACCACAGGAGTTCTTCGACATGCTTGATGCGGAGTTTGGATTTACCGTTGATGTCTGCGCGCTGCCCGGTACCGCCAAATGTATGCGCTATTTCACGCCAGAGAAAGATGGTCTTGCGCAAGACTGGAGTGGTGAGACGTTTTGGATGAACCCGCCTTATGGTCGCGGCCAAGATGTTTATAGCTGGGTCAGAAAAGCCTATGAAACGGCTGCGGCAGGCGGTACCGGGGTTGCATTATTGCCGGCATCGGTTGATACCAAATGGTTTCACGATTTTGTTATGCGCGCCACGGAGATTCGCTACGTTCGTGACCGGCTTTGGTTCAAGAAAAATGGAGAACAGGCTCGCGCTAATCATGGCTCTATGGTTGTAGTGTTTGGCAAAGATCTAGGCAACTCGCCGCGAATTTCATCGGTACCGAACTGTAGGCAGATTCGCAGAGCGGCCACTACGGCAACGAGGGGAGAGGGAGGGTGAAGCTTGTGTATAAAGTACTCAGCTTCTTATGTAAATGTCTTGCCTATCTCTTTGGGGGCGTCTGTTATTTATTTGCAATTTCTTGTGATGTATTCAGCAGGGCTGAGAGGTATTTAAATGAAAAAGTTAATTGAGGTTGAGGTGCCCGATAATTTCGAGCCAGAAATTCCATTCAGGGCTTGGCTATCAATAGGTGGAGTTCTTGGTGCGCCATTGCCAGCCAGGATCATCGACCCCGCGCAGGAGGCTGTAGTGCGTATCGTGCTGGAGCAAAGCCGCGTTTATCCAGATATGCATTTGGTATCGTGGGACAATATTGGAAGGCTTGGGCCAGGAACTCATGAATTGTTCGCCTACCCACCCGTAAAGGAGGCGATGGGGGATGAGTGGGTTATGGTTCCGAGAGAGCCGACAGAGGAAATATTGGCGGCAGCTTCGATTGCAGCATGGCCCACGGCTTCGCCGGCCGACATAGAAATGGCTCGCGCTGCCGCCCCCATTATCCTTATGTCGATGGATGCTGCGCCTGGGGCAACAGCGGATATGATAGCAGCAGGTATTGCAACAATGGCGCCAGCTTATCGCGCAATGATAGCAGCAGCATCCACCGATCTGCGCTCAGTCGTGGCAGAGGGGGATGTGTGATGGAATTTCCAGAGCTATATAGCCAATGCATTGCGGCACTGCAAGCAGAAACGCGATTAACCCTAGTCTTGCCAAGGCCATGGAAGCTGAAGCCCAAAGGCTGGCCACGCGGCGAGCTTTTATGCGAACAACCAAACACCAATGTTTATAGTTATTCGCCGGCAAAGATTATGGATTTCTTAATCAAGAATGGATTGGTGAAAATCACTTTAGCGGACCCTACCCAATCTGTCACCGCCGACGCTATGTATGACGAGGGGAAGTAATATGCCAGGCGAAGAATGTACTCACCTAGTATGGGCTGAAAAGGAGGCGCATAGCGTGATGTTATGTAACGATGCCGATAGCTGGTATTGTCAGGAATTCAAATCGCGCGCGCAGGTTGAGGCATTTATCAGTCTAATAAATAGCGCGGCGGACGAAGCCTTTGGGCCGCAGGCTACAAATAATCCGATGATTGATCGGGAGGCATAATGCTACTCACGCTATTTGCTCTGATCGGGCTTAATTAATGATCAGTGAACAGCTGCCAGCATTACAGCTAATCGTTGCCTTAAATGAACCGGGAGCTGATGGCGATGAGGATAATACAGTAATGTTGTTTGTCACTACTGTAGCTACCGATTTAACGCCAGAGGTATCCACCACCTTTATACTGGATACTAGAACGTAGGGGTTAACTCTTGGCGAGAGGTTAAGGGTTTGCGTATTGGTGACGATAGAGCCAGCCAAAGCAACTACAACCGGCGTACCGCTATCAATGGTATAGATTAGCTCATAACCGCCTATTTGAGCCGCTGGCAGCGCTGTACCGTCTACCCTCGTCGTAGGTGCTGACCAGCTATAGATAACGCTTTGGCTGGCAGCCTGAGCGAGTGCAGGTAGCGAGATAGCAATCAGGAGAAGGGCAGCTAGCTTTTTCATGCGTCACCTATCAGTGTATCGAGGGTCGATTTGTTCTCGGTGTAGAGTTCAGTGAGATCCGCATCGGTAAATGGTTCGCCATTCTTGGCGGCCTTCATATCGATGATCTTCTGGTGAGACACATTGAAGGCCGCCAGACCGTCTAGGGCGGCGCTGAAGGCGTTAACAGCGGTTAATAGGGCATCATTACTCATGATTCACTCCTTGCTGGACGAGTTCTTTCTGCAAACCCTTCAGGATCGCTTGAGCGGTCGCTAGGGCGTCTTTGGAGGCTACCGGGTCTTTGAGTGACTGGGCTTGATAAATGCCATCGTTAACGTCGCGTATGCGCTTGTAGAGATCGACTGCTTTAGTATGGGTTAATAACTGATTCCGTTCACCGCTCGCCACCCAGCCGGTCATCGTATTGATCGTAGCGTAGGACTCGGCAAACGCATCGTTGGTGTCAGTGATAGGGGGCGGCGTGACGCAGCCGGCGAGCAGAACAAAAGCGGCGATAACGAGAGGGTTTTTCAAATCGATTTCTCCGGTGTGGGTAAATTGAGATTTGCGGCCGCAGCCACTATAGAGTCAGTCTGCTTAATATTAGCAGGGCTGTCGCTTAATGAGGTTTTCAGCAGAACAAGCCCGGCAGCTATCGAGGTAATGATGGCATAACCATATGCTACCTCGCTGATGTCCGAAAAGCTCGCAATACCTTTTGTGGTGAATAACAGTCCAAGCATCGTACACAGGGAGATAAGAGTGGTCAGTATTGCGTTAATGATGACTTTTGCGTACATAGATTCCCCTATAAAATGCCGGTCTCCATGACCTTTGCAAGGCGTTTTGCCCTATCCCCTACCTGCTCGCTCCATGTTGAGCGGAGCATCTCTTCTGCGGCTTTCTTGTAATCCCCTCGCTTAACGTAGTCCAGTGTCTTGGCGAATTTCAGCAAACCCGCAACAGAAAGGTTATAACCCATGTTAATCAATACATTCTGGCGCGCATCGTCGAGCGATTTAAACCAGGGCAGCGCATCGTTTAGCCTTGCATTCACCAAATCAATATCGTTGTTCAGCAGATAGGCGGCTTCGTCTTTTGTAATACCTCCACCCCTTTTTGAATCAATCATACGGCCATAGCCAATGGTGGCAAACCCTAGCGTATCGAAATACATAGCGCCTCTATACCCTTCATCAGCCGCTAGCTGGGATTTCAATTTGTCTCTATTCATTCAACTTATTCTCCGGCGTGATAGGTGCCGGGATTTCAACCAGCTCTTGCAATCGATGCATGGCAGTGTCGACTTCACGCCAAGGACGGCTAGCGAGATATTCCATCAAGCCGAGTTTTAAATCTTCAGGGAGTACATAGGTTTTCATCAAGTCGTGGTATCCGTAATAAAGCCATAGGCGACCATTGCCGCGATGAGAGAGGTAAGGGCTGCATTACCGCCTTTTGCCCCTGTAACGGTTTGTTTGGTGGCGCCCGTGGAGGTAAAAAACCCCACCTGCGCCCCCACTAATCGAATATTTCCCTGGCCAGTGCCGCCCGAGCTCGATTGTAAGTCAAGAATAGATCCGTTGGTTCTCGAGCTGATGGACGTATTGCCGCCGCTATCCACCAAAATCTGCATACCGATCGTTGATGCATTCCCGGCACTTCGGTAATTCATTTGGAAGGTCTGCGCGCCCTGTGAGGCAGAGGGGAATAGCGCGCCGATTAAAATACCAATTTGTGCAGCACCATCCTCTGATTTGAAGGCATGACTCCAGCGCTTAACCGGTGATGTACCAACGCCGAGCGGATCAATATTGATTGCTGGCGACAACGTGGGCTCTACGGTAGATGCGCCCACAATATAGAGTCCACGCACCACACTTGAGACATTGGTAATATTGGCATCGATCTCAACGCCATAAGCGGCAACCTGAAAACCTTCGTCAGTGATTAAGAAATTACCCGCAAAGGGCGAGACCCCTGCCCGATCAGGCCACGCCCGACCATAAACGCCTACAGCGCCCGTGGTCGTGCTATCGCTACGCGCATATCCTGCTACACCTGAACAGTGAGCCGGGATAGTCGATGAATTGGGAACGGCTACCGAACCAGAGACGCCAACCATATGGCCAACGCCGATATGATTACGCCGACCGAAGTTGCCTATATCACCCGAAACCCCCTCATAGTTATCCCCCACACCACCGGGATGAATCCAATTCGTACGGTTTTCAGGATTCCAGCCAAATTTAACTTGGTTGCCTGCGGGCGTAAAAGTCCCCGTTCCCGAAATAGTGACTTTGGCCCCGTGTTGAAAAAACAGGGTTTGGTTCAATGGCTGCGTCACCGCTACCGTGGATGTTAAATAGGTGCCATTCGAAAGCTCTAACTCTTTCCCTGCGGCAATCCCTAAAACTAGCTCAGGACCGTCATCTGTAACCCCATCGCCTACCGTGCTGGGCCAGTCTGTTT